ATGCGACTTCAGCGTTGGAGAATTGCGAGACTTCTGCGATCGGCAGAGCACTTGCAAATGCAGGTTATGCGCCTAAAGGAAAGAGACCAAGCCGAGAAGAAATGACTAAGGTCGTAGCTGCTAAGCCAGTCAAGCCGCCTGTTCAGGAAGTCAAGGCAGATGATCAGGATTACTGGACTACACCAGTCAATGAATATAACAAGGTAGTCGATGCACCGGTCACGCTTGACAAGGCAATGGAAACTATTGCAGCTGTTATGGGTACAGGTGAAGCACAAGAAGCACCATCATGCAAGCATGGACATATGCAATGGCGTGAGGGTGAGAAGAATGGCAAGGCATGGGGCGGGTTTATGTGCTCTGTTGTCAATCATCAAGGCGGAGAACCTAAGTGTCCTGCGCTTTGGTATGTAGTCGGTAGTGATGGTAAATGGCAACCACAGAAGGCGAGAGTGTAATGGGTAATATAGGTATTAAAATCAATGGCGAGTGGGTCGATCTAATGAGCGCATTCGTACCATGTCAGTTATGCAATGAGCCAGTTCAGATTAAGAACCTGGTTGATCTATCTCAAGATGCTGTTAATGGCACAGTCTCATGGCAATGCTTGAAATGCAGTACGGTGAATGGCTAGTCAAGCAAGGAAGCATAGAGGATTCCGCACAGAGCGCGTGGTTGCACAGTACCTATCGACTGTCTGGCCAGGTGCTACTGTCGGAAGGGGTAGTGGCAAGGATATTGTGAACGTCCCGTTCGACGTAGAAGTTAAGGCAAGGGCTGGATTTCAACCATTGGCTTACTTAAAGCAATTGAAGGCACGCACATCCGTTTCGGGGGAATTAGGATTTGCATGTCTACGCCTAAATGGACAAGCTGAGAACGCAGAGGACTATGCCTGCGTAATCCGACTGGGTGATCTATTGCCACTACTCATATTGAAATACGGTCATCTCGATACAGAACCCACAGAGGCAGACATTGACCGCTGCGAAGCTTGTGGCTCATACATGATAAGGAAGTGCTTAACGTGCCAGCCTACGACTATAGATGTGCTAAATGTAATCTCACGAATGAGATCACCCATGGATGGCACGATAGACCAATGATTCCATGCACATACTGTAATGAGCCTATGGATAAGGTTATTGCAGCTAATCCAATTCACTTTAAGGGCAAAGGTTGGGGCAAAGACTAATGACAACACCAAATGACTTTTATGGAAGATCTTGCATTGTTTCGGGGCATCAATGGGGTAGTTATGAAGCCACACTTAGATGTATTTGGTGTGGAGATTTCATTCAAGAGTTATCCACAGAAGTTATCCACAGGGCAAGGAAACGAGGTACTAATGAAGCGACACGCCGCTCTGAGCAGGGCTTTTACAAATGGATTTGACAAGGTCAGTATGCTAAGTGAGCAGAGCCTATCAAAGGCTCACCGCGCGCCCGGTAGGGCTGTAGCGCGCGGGGTGCTGCTAGCATTGGGGATAGCTCTATGCTTTATGCCGCATGCAGGCTCTACAAAGCCTAAAGAATACATAAGCTATAAAGAGTATTCGTTATATCTATTAGATTTCAATATCAAAGAATATAAATGCTTAGCAGCTCTATATGGTAAAGAATCTGCATGGAATCCATTAGCTCGTAATGGTAGTCATTATGGAATACCACAAGGTAGATCAGTCTATCTATCCACACTTAATGGCTATGAGCAACTACAATGGGGACTCGACTATATTGGACACAGATATGGTGAGCCTTGCATAGCATGGCAACACTTCAAGGATAAGGGCTGGCATTGAAGAAGAGTGCACTATCCAATGGATCATCTAGTCAATGGCGTAAGATAAGAGAGCGCATATTAAGGCGCGATCAAGGGACATGCCAAAGGTGTGGACAAGAAGGTGATACTGTGGACCACATCATCCCACGCAAGCTTGGTGGTAGTGATGAGGATGCTAATCTGCAAGTATTATGCAGAAGATGTAACTATTCTAAAGGGGGTAGGCTTTTTGATAGCTCTAAGCCACCCATGACCCTCCCTGGTTCCTTTACCCCGAAAAATGACGAAATAAGCCACTATCAGGATGAATAGGTCATAAGATGTCAGATCAGGCTCAAAAGGGCTTAGAACAGCCTCAGAAGGCTTACCGTGGTGTGATAGAACCCCGTATATGGACTAAATCACCAGATTTACCTTCTCTGGGCATCGATTTCATTGAATTCTGTGACTCTATTGGCTTTACTTTGCTACCCTGGCAACAATTCTTGGCTCATGAAATCTGCAAAGTTACTGAAGATGGCAAATGGTACTTTAAGGAGGTGGGGGTCATAATTAGCAGGCAGAATGGTAAAAGTACCTTCATGCAGCTCATGATTCTATGGCGAATGTACGCTCTAGAGCAGAAGCTACAGGTTCACACAGCTCACAAACTCACAACCTCATCTGAAATCTTCTGGAAGATCGATGACACGATCCAATCCTTTGCCCATCTTGCAGATCGCTTTGCCAAGAAGTACGAATCCAAAGGCTCGCAGGAAATCAAACTAAAGACCGGTGAGCGTTACTTGGTGCGAGCCAATAACTCGGCATCTAGAGGAATTGCAGCACCGTCCACCGTTTATATGGATGAGGTACGTGAATTCCACGACGACGAAGTCTGGTCATCGCTTCGATATACCCAAATGAGTACGCCTAATCCGCAAACTCTGATTTTTTCGAATGCCGGTGATCAACATTCAGTCATTCTCAACAGATTAAGAGATCGCGGAATAGCAGCAGCTAATGGAGCAGCCGACAAGATCGGTTGGTTCGAGTGGAGTGCTGAGCCAGGGTGCAAGATCGATGACAGAGATGCGTGGGCTCAAGCCAATCCATCGCTAGGTCACACAATCAGCATTGAGAATCTTGAAGCTGCAATGATGGATGAAGAATCCATTGTCCGGACTGAACTCTTATGCCAATGGGTATCCCAGATCAATCCAGCGATCAATCCATCCTCATGGGCATCATGTGGCAAACCTAAAGCAAAGCTTGACAAAGAGAAGTCCACATGGATGGCGATCGATCTCTCACCGGATCGAAGAGAAGCGGCACTACTGGCTGCTCAGCGTGTGGATGGAGATAAGTTCATTGTCGTACTTCTGGAGACTTATACCAATCCTGTCAATCTTGATGATAAACAAATGGCTAACTCTGTGGCTGACTGGGTTCGTAAATATCAGGTCGAAACTGTCGCATATTCTCGTCAGACTTCAGGCGCGGTCGCTGCTCGCTTGGCTCCAGCAGGAATCAACACGACTCCGATCGATGGGGCAGTCTATGGACAAGCCTGTGATGAGATGCTATCGGCTATTACAAGCCAGAGACTTATTCATGGCAATCAAGAGGAATTGACAAAGCAGGTTTTAAGTGCAGTCAAACTTCCATTCAAGGATGGCGGTTGGTACTTAGGACGAAAGGTCTCCAATTCCACAATCTGTTCAGCTGTGGCAATGGCTATGGTCTCTCACTTTGCTACTGCTCCAGATGCCGAAATGGACATCATGGTTGGCTAGACACAAAACGCCAAATTGTCAAATCCTTAGACATTTATGGTATCCTATGTCCAATGGGAATCTTTGATCGTTTCGTCAAGGCTCCATCTGTCGAGGTATCTAACACAGATGTCGCAGCTTCACTTCAGCCATTCAATCTTTCAAATACTGTTTATGGATTACTCAATACTCCAGTCACAGTAGATCGCGCATCTGCAATGAGCGTTCCAGCAGTAGCAAGAGCGCGCAACATTATCTGCGGAACAATAGGTTCTTTGCCATTAGAGCAGTACAATAAGATCACAGGCGCACACATCGAGCCACTTCGAGTAATCAATCAACCCGATCCGCGTGTGTCTGGCTTTGTCGTTTACAACTGGCTTGCAGAAGATATCTGGCTTTATGGCGTGGGCTTTGGTTTGGTTCTTGATGCCTATGCAGAAGATGGTCGCGTTCGTTCATGGACTCGCATTGATCCAAAGCGCGTTCAAGCAAAGTACAACTTAGCAATGAACGAAATCGATGGTTATGAAGTCGATGGATACACAGCACCATTACGCGGTGTCGGTTCAATCATTCGCTTTGATGGATATGATGAAGGATTCCTTAATCGCGCAGGTCGCACAATCACAGCTGCAATCGAATTAGAAAAGGCAGCATTGTCTTATGCTAAAGAGCCAGTACCATCAATGGTTCTCAAGAGCAACGGTACAAATTTAACTTCAGAGCGCATCGCAAAGCTTCTGGAAGCATGGCGCAATTCTCGCGCAACTCGTTCAACAGCATTCCTCAATGCAGATGTAGAAATGCAATCTGTGGGCTTTGATCCAAAGCAATTACAACTGGTCGAAGGTCGTCAATATGTGGCGTTGGAAATTGCTCGCGCAGCAGGCATTCCAGCGTACTTCCTTTCCGCTGAAACAACTTCGATGACATACTCCAACGCCACTTCAGAGCGCAGATCATTGGTGGATTTCTCAATGCGTCCAATTCTTTCAGCCATTGAGTCAAGGCTTTCATTACCGGACATCTGTCCAAGTACAGCAGAAATTCGCTTTGACTTAGATGACTTCCTCCGCGGTAACGCATTAGAACGCGCACAGGTTTATCAGATACTCAACACAATCGGTGCAATGAGCATCGAACAAATCCAGGAAGAGGAGGACTTGATTCGATGAAGATCGATATGCCAGTCACACTCACAGCAGCAGACTCAGACAAGCGCACCATCTCAGGTCGCATCGTTACATGGAACGAGCAGGGCAATACATCTGCTGGTCCAACAATCTTTGCAGCTGAGTCAATTAAATTTAACAAGAATGTGAAACTGCTCCTAGAGCATGATCGCACTCGTCCAATCGGCAAACTTCTCTCATACGAAGTTACCAAAGAAGGCATTGATGCAACATTCAAGATAGCCAACACAATGGCTGGCGAAGATGCTTTGGTAGAAGCTGCTGATGGACTCCGAGATGGCTTCTCAGTAGGAGTCAAGGTAGATGCATGGGACAACCAAGATGGCGTGATGGTGATCTCCAAGTCATCAATCATGGAAACATCTTTGGTCACAGACCCAGCCATCGATTCTGCGCGAGTTTCGCAGGTCGCAGCTTCTGAAGAAGAAGCCACACAAGTTTCTGAGACATCCGTCCCAGAAGTTCAATCAGAAGGAGAACAAGTGTCAGACACTACCGTTCCAGAGACTCCTGCCGTTGCTGAAGCGGTAGAAGCACACAAAGTAGAGGCAGCGGCATCACGCCCAGCATTCTACGCAACTCCTCGCATCAATCCTAACCTCACAGCAGGTCAGCTACTTGAAGCGAACATCAAGGCATCAATGGGAGACGAAGATGCTCGTCAGCTAGTCATGGCTACTAACGACACATCAACAAACACAGGCTTAACACTTGCACCACACCTAAACGAGTTCATCACAACAACAATCGATGGTCGTCCAGCGGTTGATGCAATTTCTCGTGGCGTACTTCCAGCATCAGGAATGTCATTCACAATTCCTAAGCTTTCAACAGCACCAACAGTAGATTCATCTTCAACAGAAGGCGAAGCACTTGGTGGAACTGAAATGGCTTCAACATACATCACTGTTGATGTCAAGAAGGCTGCTGGCTTGCAGAACATCTCATGGGAACTCCTAGATCGTTCAGCACCAACATTCTACGATGAACTCATCCGCGAATTGAACTCTGCTTACGCAAAGGCAACTGATCAGGCAGTAGTAGCAGCACTCGTTGCTGGTGGTACAGCTGCAACAACACAGGCTGCAACAATCGCAGGCTTCAAGGCGTACATCGCAAAGGAAACTCCAGCAGCTTACGCAGCAGCAGGAAAGTTTGCTAAGAACATCATCGCTAACACAGCATGGTGGGAGACAATCATCTCAGCTGAGGACACAACAAATCGTCCACTATTCACAGCTGCACAACCATCAAACGCTCCAGGTAATGTCGGAGTACAGTCACTAACTGGAACAGTAATGGGACAAAACCTATTCGTTGATCCACACATGACAACAACAACACTCATCGATGATTCTGCATTCTTGGTTGTTCCAGAGTCAGTAACATTCTATGAGGCTCCAAAGACACAGATCCAGGTTCAGGCTTTGGCTAACGGTCGCCTACAGGTAGCAGTTTATGGCTACTACGCAATCGCAACTAAGGTCGGCGGCGGCGTTCGTCGTTTCAACCTTACCTGATAACTAACTAATCATGGGGGGGCGGTTGCTCCCGATCGCCTCCCCAGCAGTATGGAAAGGACTGAAATGCCAACAATTATCACAGCCTCAGAGCTTCGATCTGTGCTTGGCGTTTCGTCCTCTCTATATGCTGACAGCGTTCTATCAGACATCATCGATAGTGCTGAGGCAGTTATCTTGCCTATGCTTAACTCTTACTCAGTAGCCATCGATGCAGTCTCACTCAATAACAACATCGCCTACTTCTCAACACCAACACTTCAACCTTTCAATGAAGGTCAATCTGTAGTGATCGCAGGATGCGGAACTCCATTCAACGGAACGCGCACCATCACCACAGACAAACTAGATGACTTTACATTCTCAGCTGCTATCACTAACGCTGATGTAATCTCTAAGAACATTATTCCATCCGGTACTGCAACCCTTACCGGTGCTGCGACTTATGTAGGCAACAGCGCAGTAGAAACAGCAGTCACAGTAGTATCAGTCGAAATCTTTCAGAGCCGTACTGCTCCAGGTGGGCAGATCGAAGGCGTGGACTTTGCTCCAACGCCATTCCGCATGGGTCGCTCACTTTACAATCGCGTGTCAGGACTTCTAGGACCATTGGTAGATGTGGGAACTATTGCTCAATGACAATCCTTTCCCAAGTCCGTCAGCCATTAGCCACAGCACTTTCAGGAGTCGCTGCTAATCTCTTTGCCTATGTGCCGGAGTCAATCCCAGCACCAGCTGTGGTAATCGTCCCGGATTCTCCGTACCTTGAATTCTTGACTATCGGTAGCAATTCCACATTCAAGTCAAAGATCAATTTAACAATCACATGCTGCGTTGCATACAACAGCAATCCAGCCAGCCTCGACAATCTCGAGCAACTCATAACAAGTGTAGTCAGCCTAATCCCAGCAGGGTATGAACTGACTGCGGTCGATAGACCAACCGTAACTACTGTAGGAGCAGGACAACTGCTCGTGGCTGACATTCGTGTGGCTACTTACTACACCCAATCCTAAGGAGCAAAAGTGCCAACAACAGTAATCACAGGGCGCGACTTAAGCCTGACTATCGACTCAAAAAGTTACGATGCTCAAGCTCTCAGCGTTAGCCTTGAAACAACATTAGATCGCCAAGCGTACGAGACACTAGATGGTCGCGTGTACAAGACAATCGATACAGATGCAACAATGACAATGGAACTACTTGCTGACTGGGGCGCATCAACAGGCGGCGGCGGATTCTCAATCTGCGAGCTTCTATGGGCAGCAGCTTCTGCATCACCAGACACAGCATTGGCTTACACATTCACAGCAGCAACAGGTGCAGTCTTCACAGGTAATCTTTACCCATCATTCCCAACAGCCAACGGTGCTGGCAAGGATGCTCAGACTGTTTCATTCACGCTACAATGCACAGCCAAGCCAACATTAACTGTTAGCTAATAAGAAACTAAACGGGAGCAAACAATGAAGTTACCAATCACAATTACATACAACTCAGGAGAACAGCAACTATTAGTGGCTCAACCTCCAGAGTGGGCAAAGTGGGAGAAGCAGACTGGTCACCCAGCAACGCAATGGAACGAAGTCGCAGGAGTCTGGGACATTCTATTCATGGCGTATAACACGCTCAAGCGTGAAGCTGGTGGTCACTCTGTGAAACCTTTTGAGGCTTGGATGGATACTGTCGCAGATTTTGAGACAGGACTATCAAACCCAAAAGCCATCAGCCAGGAAGCATCAGCCGACTCCTAATTGAAGTCGCTATTGCGACAGGAATCCCGATGAGTGAATGGCAGAACGCAGAGGACATACTCACAGCACTTGAGGTATTAAAGGAGAGACAATGAGCGAGGTTCTACCACTCAGCGAACGCTCGATGGTTGTCTATGACAAAAAAGAACTTCGCAAGATTACTTCAGCGTTCAAGGCTATGTCAGATCAAGCCATTGAAGAAGCAAAAAAACAATCGGCTGCTCTTGCTCAATTTCTTGGTGAACGAATAGTGCAAGCTGCTTATGGAGCACCAAATCCAAGAGTGGCTGTAAGAATTGCTCAAGGATTTCGAGTCAGTAAATCATCTAAAATCGGTGAACTATCTTTTGGCTTTGCTGGTCAAAGATTCTCAGGTGGAGCAACTACTCAATTCAATGTCGGCAAAGAAGGTGGAAATGGGTTGCTTGCAGGTGCTGAATTCGGTGCTAAGAAATATCCACAATTCCCATCAAGAACTCCGCGCTATGGCGTAAGAGGTAATGCTGGATATTTTATTTATCCAACACTTAGAGAGAATCAATCTGAATTGATTAGACAATGGGAAGAAGCATTCTCTAACATTCTGAAGGAGTATGACTAATGGCAGGCAGTAGAACACTCAAGCTCTCCATCCTTGCAGATGTCGATGACCTTAAGAAGAAACTCAATCAAGGCTCAGATGAGGTTGAAGGCTTTGGATCGAAGTTAGGTAAATTTGGCAAAGTAGCAGGATTAGCCTTTGCAGCAGCAGGAGCAGCAGCAGCTGCATACGCTGGCAAGTTAGCCATTGATGGAGTCAAGGCTGCCATTGAAGATGAAGCAGCACAGACTCGACTAGCCACATCATTGAAGAATGTGACTGGAGCCACAGATGCACAGATCAAGTCCACAGAGGCTTACATACTCCAATCATCATTGGCTTTCAATGTTACAGATGACAAACTCCGTCCATCGCTAGATCGCTTGGTTCGATCCACAAAGGATGTTGAGGAAGCACAGAAGTTACAGACATTGGCAATCAATATCGCTGCCGGTACTGGTAAAGATTTACAGGCAGTATCAGAAGCATTGGCAAAGGCTCATGATGGAAACTTCACAGCTCTCAAGAAACTGGGCGGTGGCATTGATGAGAACATCCTCAAGTCAAAGGATTTCGATGCAGCAACAGCTGCGCTATCTAAGACATTTGAAGGACAAGCATCTAAGCAGGCTGAAACATTTGAGGGCAAGTTAGGTCGTCTCAAGATCGCATTTGATGAAGGCAAAGAAACTGTAGGAGCATTCATCCTTGATGCAATTACTCCGATGGTGGACTTCATCGTCAAGAATGTCGTACCAGCCATCCAAGCATTCGCTCAGGGCTTAGGCGGTGGAGAAGGGTTGAAGGCTAATCTCAACGCAATCATCGATGTAGCCAAATCAATCTTCATCCCAGTAATCCAGGGTCTCAAGACTGCATTTGATGGCGTTAGAAAAACAGTCATGGAAAACAAAGAGTCATTCCAAACTCTATTCGATTTCCTCAAAACCTATGTGGCTCCATTCTTAGGCGGAGCATTAAAGTTTGCCATTGAGGGCATTGGTAAGGCGATCTCATTGGTTCTCACTTTGGTTGCTAGACTCATCGATGGCTTTGAGACAATCATTAGACTTGGCGCAAAGGTAGGCAATTTCATTGGAGACATCAATCCATTCGGAGGCGGTAGAGCTTCAGGCGGTCCAGTCTCTATGGGTAAGACTTATCTCGTAGGCGAAAAGGGTCCAGAACTATTCTCACCAGGTAGCAGCGGAACAATCATTCCTAACAAGGCTTTGCGTAGTAATTCATCTGGTCCAACTATTAACATCTCAGTATCAGGTGCAATCGATCCAGCATCTACTGCTCGTCAGATCGCTAACCTACTCAAGAATGAAGCATCCACATCTGGAACATTCTTCAATCTGGGACAGAGTGTCTTTGCATAATGACTTGGGATCCTAACTGCTCCGTCACCATCGATGGTGTTGATTTCTCATCTAAGACAATCAATGCCGTTAGTGTTACCTTTGGGCGCACATCCTATTGGGAGCAGGCTCGCGCAGGTGTAGCAAGCGTTGAGATAGCCAACTGGGATGATACAGACTACGCATTCGAGATCAATGACTCAGTAGTCATCAAGGTCGATAACGCTACGCCTACAGCCAGAACAGTATTCACAGGTAAAGTCACCAACATCGAAACACGAATGGCTGCCGTTGGTTCAGTCAATGAAGTCTCACTTATCACCATTTCAGCCGTTGGACCATTTGCGGCTATGTCTCGAAAGATCATCGGTGGATCAGGTTATGTCAAGCAGATGGACTCAGTCCGCATGTCTGCAATCTTCACCGATGCTGGAGTCACAGTCGATGTGGTAGATAGTCCAGGCATTTATGAATTCACAGATATTGCAGCATTCTCAGCCGATGCCTATTCAACAGCTGCAAAGTACGCTGGAATGGCTAACGGGTACATCTATGAGACAACAGATGGTGAAGTGGGCTTTGCCAACGAGTCACGCAGAAGCACAGCGGTTACAGCTTCAGGCTATATGACAATCCCAGAGAACTACATCCTGTGGAGATCAGTAGCCTCATCAAAAGGCTTACAGGACATCCTCAACACCATCAGCCTAACCTATAAGGCTAACGCTATCGTCACATCCTTTGATTCGACCTCACAGGGCTTATACGGGGTATTGGGTGCGAGCATCAGCACAGAACTTCACAACATGTCAGAGGCTCAAGAACTGGCTGACAAGTATGTAGCACTTCGCCGCGTACCTAGACTCAACATGTCCTCATTCACGATTCAACTAGATTCACCCAATGTCTCATCGGCTGACCTTGACACATTCCTCCAGATGACTATGGGTAAGGCAATCGAGATCAATGGGCTTCCAGTACCTTTAATGCCTACAAACTATTACGGATTCGTAGAAGGCTGGACTCTTCAAGTCTCACGCAATCAAGCTGCAATCTCACTCATTACCAGCGAATCCTCATACTCAATCCAGCCTACACGCTGGCAGGATGTGGATGCCGCGCTTGCATGGAATGCAGTCGGGGCTGCGGTACAATGGGCTACATACGACTAGGAGCAAAGAATGGCATCTACAACTTTTTTCAACTGGAGCACGCCCGATGACACAGCATTGGTCAAGAACGGAGCATCGGCGATCCGTACTCTTGGTTCATCTGCTGACTCAACCGTTCAAGACCAAGTCATCGCCGCATTGATGGGAGCCTACTAATGGCAAATACAGCTAAAGCATTATTTCGTGGAGCAGCTACAACTACTACATCCACAACCCTTTACACAGTACCGGCAAGCACTACAGCGGTCATCACTAACATCGCGGTGACTAACACTTCATCTACTGCGTACACATTTACCATGTCACTTGATGATGTTGCTATTCATACTGCTACATCTGTTTTGGGTAACTCAACTGTGTACATCGACTGCAAGCAAGTCTTAGCCACAGCAAAGACGATCAAGGGTGGAGCATCGAATACAGCGGTGAACTTCCACATCTCAGGGATGGAGATCGCATAGTGGCAATTTCATCTTATCCACCAGCAGTACCTAAAAGAAATGTCGTTACTCTAACTTCTGGCACATCATGGACAGTCCCAGCAGGAGTCACAAACATTGTCGCAACCCTTACCGGTGGTGGTGGTGCTGGACAAGCTTCCAATACTGCAACTCAACAAACAACTAGCCACGATGGTCTAGGTGGGCAAATTGTTACAACTAGCCTTGCCACAACTCCAGGTGCTGCAATCACTTATGCAATAGGCGCAGCAGGCTCAGGTACTTCAAGCAATGGCGGTGCAGGCGGCACAACTACATTCACAGGTGCAACATCTGCTACTGGTGGTAATGGCGGCACTTACTTTGGTGCAGGCGCAGCAGGCGTACAGGGTCGTTCAGCAGCCAATTTTGGGCAAGGTAGTATGAATGGTGGATCAGGTCAGACCAACGGTGGCGCAGGTGGCGCAGGCTCAATCGAAATCGAATACTGGAGCAACTAATGCCATACGCAATCATTGAAGATAACAAAGTCGTGAACATCGTGGTTGATGTCGATGCTAAGGAACTCAAGAAGAATCCAAGCAAGTACATTGATTACACAGATGGATGGACTTACCCAGCAGGCATTGATGGAGGGGACTTCTTTCCAAATGAAGCCGCGCCTGAGTAGATCAGCCATTCAGCTGAGAGAACAAATCGATGACAGTTTCCCAGATAGAGATCGAGCTTCCGATGGGTGGATCGGTGATACCAAACACTCTGCGCGCAAGTCTGATCACAATCCAGATGCTAAAGGATGGGTACGCGCCATCGACATTGATGCTGACCTCAACAGGGCAAAAGGAACTTCCGTTTATCTTGCAGATCAGATTCGAGAATGTGCTAAATCCGATAGACGAATTTCTTATGTTATCCACATGGGCAAAATCTGCTCACGCAAATCCTTTTGGCGATGGGTCAAGTACACAGGCATCAATCCCCACAATCACCACATCCACATCTCGTTTGCACAAACTGCGGATGAAGATTCAAAGTTTTTTAACATTCCGATGCTAGGAGGATCCAATGGCTAGAGTCACGATCAGCTCTAACAATCTGTTTCCTGGTCCTAAAGGTGAGAAGGGTGATCCAGGCTCATCAATAGGAGCAACTGGTGCAACTGGTCCTACAGGTTCACAAGGACCACAAGGCATTGCAGGACCACAAGGCTTACAAGGTACTCAAGGCAATCCAGGAGCGCAGGGTGCTCAAGGCATTCAAGGTCCAGCAGGTGCTCAAGGTAATACCGGTGCCGGTAATACTGGAGCCACAGGTGCTACAGGTAGTGCAGGAGCCAACGGAGCAACTGGTAACACTGGTGCTACAGGTGCAGGCAATACAGGATTAACTGGCAATACTGGAAACACTGGTAACACAGGTGCAGATGGTAGTGCTGGAGCAATTGGTGCTACAGGTGCGACTGGTGCAACAGGTGCAACAGGCGCTACGGGTGCGACAGGTGCAGGCTCAACAGGCGCTACGGGCGCAACGGGGGCATCTGCTGGAAGTATCGGCTTGGGGTATGTATCAGGTAGATTCTATCGTGCAACATCTGGATTTGGAGGCAATTTTGCCAGCCTTGCAACTACTGTGAACACTACTTATTACACTCCAATCTATATTTTTGAAACAACTACTTTCGATCGAATCCAAATCACTTCGGGTTCTAATTTCTCTGGCTCAGGCGTTATGAGATTAGGAATATACAACGATACTGATGGTGAACCATCAACAGTTTTGTTAGATGCTGGAACAGTTAGCCCAACATCAGGCAATACATCCTATTCAATCACAATTTCACAAAGCCTTAATGCCGGTTGGTATTGGTTGGCTAACAATAGTCAAACTGCCGCCACTACTAATACGATGTATGGTGTGACTGCGACATTTCTTACTCCAAATAATTTCGGTACAACTGGTGTTGCTACTAATGCATTTACCATGTACACCCAATCGGTAACAGTAACAAGCGGATTTGCCACAGCTACTTCATTAACGGCTAGTAATGCAACGCTTCCATCCGTTCTATTAAGGAGCGCATAATGGGTCAAACAATTACTTATGGCATTGGTGGCTATGACGAATCCAAGCCAAATAACAACATCGTTGAAATAATCGACACACCAGATGAGGAGACACAAATTGAAGAATCCGATAGTACTAGCAGCAGGAGCATTCTTAGCCGCTTGGTCGGCAACTAACTTCGAGATCGACTACCGAGCAATCTTATTCGCAATACTCTCAGGAGTCTTCGGATATGCCACACCAAAAAGGTAATGAGTGTGCAGGACATGGCGGCAATTGCTGTTGCTGCTACGACCGTTATTGGTTCATTTATTGGCTCGGTCAGGTGGTTAGTAAAGCACTACCTCGCAGAGCTGAAACCAAATGGGGGAAGCTCGATGAATGATCGAATCACCCGACTTGAAGCGCGTGTCGAAACTGTAATCTCACTCTTAGAGAGGTAACAATTATCTCATGGCAAAGAAGAAGGTCATTGACTTAGATACCTACTCAGCGTTGGATGCTTGGGCTATTGGCTTACAGGAAATGTATAGAGCTCTTCGCAAAGCAGGCTTTGATGTTGAGTTATCTCTAGCAATCATCGTTGAGCCAACTGCTTATCCGGGTTGGATATTGCCTACTCCAGTCGAGCCAGAGAAGTTCGGCGATTACGAAGATGATGATGAGGACTAATGACAGTCAAAAGAATTGCTTGGATCTCCGATATTCAGGCTCCGTTCTTTCATGAAGCAGCAGTCAAAAATCTAGGTAAGTTTTTAAGGGCATACAAGCCTCATCAAACCATTTGCATTGGTGATGAGATCGACCTTCCGCAGCTGGGAGGTTTCGCACAGCCGTGGCAAGAGGTAGAAGGCAACATTGATGAGGATCGCAAACTAACTCTAGAGATCCTTGAATATCTAGGTGTCACAGATGTCGTGGGATCTAATCATGGGGCGCGTGTCTATAAGTCATTATCACGCAGACTCCCAGCATTTATGAATCTTCCAGAATTACGCTATGACAAATTCATGGGCTATGACAAGGCAGGGATCAAGTACCATCCCAATGGCTTTGACTTCGCTCCGGGTTGGCATACCTGCCACGGAGATGCTTTTCCGTTATCCAATAAACCCGGGCAGACTGCATTGAACGGAGCCATGAGGATGGGCAAGTCAATCGTGTCAGGGCATACTCACAGACTGGGTCTCAGTGCCCATTCAGAAGCCTCTGGAGGGCGATATGGGCGCATTGTGTGGGGTGTTGAGGTAGGAAACCTAGTCGATCTTTCAAGCCCGGGAATGGGCTATACAAAGGGTTATGCAAACTGGCAGATGGGATTCGTGGTAGGCACATTACATGGCAAACGATTTACTCCTGAGTTGATTCCTATCGATCCTAAAGATGGATCATTCATTTATCAGGGCAAACGCTGGGGTTAAATCGTTATCAAGTCGTTATCTAAATCTACCAAATCCGTCTGACATCTATGCAACACTAATCCCAAGAGCGAAAGTATCGCTTGAAAGGGAGCAAGATGATTACTATCGATTCACGACAGGCAGCATTGGATTATGCTGCTAAAGGTTGGGCAGTTATGCCACTAAAGCCAAAGATGAAAGACCCACACTTTGACCTGGTCAAAGGTGCTTATCTTGGAGCAACGACAGATACAAAGCTCATCGATTTCTGGTTTGATGTCGATCCAAAGGCAAACATTGGCATCGCCTGCATTACTTCAGGGCTAATCGTTCTGGATATTGATTTCAGAAATGGTGGTCAGTACATCGAGGAGATGGGCGAGACTTACACAGTCAGCACCGGTGATGGATTTCATTACTACTACAAAGCACCAAACAATCTCAGCGTTCGCGGTACTCTTGAGACTGGCATTGATGTCAAGTACAAAGGTTATGTAGCAGCTGCACCATCGATCCATCCTAATGGCAAGATGTATCAAGTAGTCAATGATATTGATCCAGTAGAACTACCAGCTGAAATCTTGGAGATGATTAAGAAATGAGCAACACAGACAAGCTGCTGTTCATCTGCATCATCGGCATCATCATTAGCATGATCATTATCGCTATTGATGCATACAGAACTGGACACGAAAGAGGACTAAGAGAAGGCTGGCACAGAGGCAGAGCTTTAAGCCGTCAGGAGTTTTGGGAAGAATGAAAGCAAATGAAATCCTACTTACAGCAACCGACACGATCCGCGACCGTGGGCTTTCATATGGTCATCCTGCGGATAACCTGCAACACACAGCAATGCTGCTCTCAGCATACCTACAAACACCAATACACGACTATCAAGTGGCAGGGATCATGGTCTTGGTTAAACTTGCAAGGACTAATCAATCAGCACAGCACATCGACAACTGGGTGGATCTTTGCTCATACGGCGCATTAGCCGGAATGCTCGCTACAGAAGAGGATGAATTATATGTTTAATCTAGCCGACTATGAAACCGTGGAGGTTCGTCTTGAAAAGTTTATTAAGGATTATCCAGATTTTCGCATATCAACAGAGCTTGAAGTTATCGAGAAGGATCGATATGTTGTTAAAGCTTATCTTTACAAAACTTATGACTCGAACATTGCGTGGGTCACTGGACTCGCGGAAGAAAAAGTATCAGATCGAGGGGTTAATGCGACTTCAGCGTTGGAGAATTGCGAGACTTCTGCGATCGGCAGAGCACTTGCAAATGCAGGTTATGCATCTAAAGGAAAACGCCCAAGCCGAGAAGAAATGTCAAAAGTGGTGGCACAAAAGCCACCCAAGCCATCAGTAGTAGATGTCAAGCCAGACGATCAGGATTATTGGACTACACCTGTCAATGAGTACCGAGGTGTAGTAGATGCACCTGTAACCCTGGAAAAGGCTATGGAGACTGTTGCAGCGATTATCGGTACAGATGAAGCTGCTGAAGTACCACAATGCAAGCATGGATCAATGGTCTGGAAAACAGGTCATAGTGCTAAGACCGGTAAAGACTGGGCTGCTTATCAATGCACAGCTCTAGGTCATGCAGGTTATGAAGGTAAATGTCCAGCGGTCTGGTATGTGCTAGGCAGTGATGGAAAATGGCAACCACAGAAACCGAGAGGTTAATCATGGGTAACATCGGTATCAAGATCAATGGCGAATGGGTCGATCTAATGAGCGCATTCGTACCATGTCAGTTATGCAATGAGCCAGTCCAGATTAAGAACCTAGTTGATCTATCTCAGGATGCAGTTAATGGCACAGTCTCATGGCAGTGCTTGAAATGCAGCACAGTTAATGGCTAGTCAAGCAAGGAAATACAGAGGTTTCGCGACAGAACGCATCGTAGCTGAATACTTGGGGAAGTATTGGCCTCATGCATCCGTCGGTCGCGGAAAAGGGAAAGATATTCAGAATGTGCCTATGGATGTAGAAGTCAAGGCTCGCGCTGGATTTCAACCAAAGCAAGTCCTCGCTCAGATTAAAGCTCGTACCGACATTTCAGGTGAGGTCGGATTTGCAGTTCTGAGATTAAATGGACAAGGGACGAACGCAGGG